CCGGTGGTGTTGGTTCTCATTGGGTTAAAAAAAGATATGTAGATTCTAATGAGTATAATAAAAGTTTTTTAGGTAATGATGGTTTAACAAGAAAGTTTATTCCTGCTAAGTTAGCAGATAATCCATATCTCGCAGAGGATGGAGTTTATGAACAAATGTTAAAATCTTTACCACCAACTCAAAGACAACAACTACTAGAAGGCAATTGGGATGTAGCAGAAGGTGCAGCTTTTACAGAGTTTGACCCTAAAACACATGTTATTAGTCCTTTTGCATTACCAATTCATTGGGAAAGAGTAAAAGGTATTGACTATGGTTATGCCTCAGAAAGCTGTTGTTTATGGGGAATAATGGACATGAATGACAATACTTTAATAATTTATAGAGAATTATACAAAAAAGGCTTGACAGGAGTTGAATTAGCTAGTATAATAACAGATATGGAGACAGAAGACCCTTTTTCTGTTAGTGGTGTTTTAGATACTGCAGCATGGGCAAATACAGGAACAACTGGTCCTACTGTCGGAGAATCTCTTGTCAGAGCTGGACATAAATTAAGAAGAGCTGATAAGAACAGAATACAAGGTAAAATACAAATACACGAGTATTTAAAAGTTAGAGAAAGTGGTAGACCTAAGTTACAGATATTTAATACATGTCCTAACTTAATAAGAGAATTACAGTCTATACCATTATCTAAGACTAACCCAGAAGATGTAGATACTCACGCTTCTGACCACGCATATGATGCTTTGCGTTATATGATAATGAGCAGACCAAGAATGGAAAGCCCATTAGAAAGAATTAGAGGTTTAAAACGAGAAATGTATAAACCTGTAGATTCTACATTTGGATATTAAGATATGAAAAGAAAAAAGTATAGTAATGGAGGAGATGTTAAATATTATAAAAGTTTAGATGATTTAAATGTTTCTTTTAAATCTACACCTAATAATCAATCATCTTTAATAATAAATAAACCTATAGGTAATAAAACAAATATTAATGCTTTTTTAAAAAAAGATAAAAATTTACCGACACAAAAAAATATTAATTTTAATGTAGAGTTAGGAAAAGGTTTTTCTGCTTATGGTGGTAAGAATAAAAAACAAGGTTCTTATTATGGTATTTCTTTTAAAAAGAAATTTTAAATAAATGGCAGAAAACGAAAATACATTTTTAAGTGCTGATAATATTTACGAAGAAGTAGAAGGTGAAGCTGGAGTTCAATTAACTTTAGAAGAAGACCAACAAAGAAATCTTATTGGAATTATTAAAGGTAGATTTGCTCAAGCAGAAACTGCAAGAGAAACAGATGAAAGAAGATGGCTTCAAGCTTACGAAAATTATAGAGGTTTATATAATAAATCAATAAAATTTAGAGAGTCTGAAAAATCTAGAGTCTTTGTAAAAGTTACTAAGACTAAAGTATTAGCTGCTTTTGGACAGTTAGTTGATGTTATATTTGGTACAGGTAAATTTCCTATAGGTATAGCAGAAACAAAAATACCAGAAGGCGAAACTAATATGGCACATTTAGATATTAGTAATCCTACTCCTAACATTGAATCTACAATAGGTGAAGTACCAGATGACATAGGCAATAGAATAGATAATCCTTATGATGTTGGTTATGAAGGTGATGGTAAAGTTTTAAAAGCTGGTGCTACTTTTGATAGTGGAATTTTTGAAGATACTATTGAAGAACAAGCACGAGAGGCTGGTATATTAAAAGATGGTATTAGTTATAATCCTCAAGAGTTAGAATTAAATCCTGCACAAAAAGCTGCACGGAGAATGGAAAAACTTATCCATGACCAAATAGATGAATCTAATGGTTCTTCTGAAATAAGAAATGCTCTTTTAGAAGCTGCTTTATTAGGTACAGGAATTGTAAAAGGACCATTTAATTTTAATAAAAAATTACATAAATGGACTAAAAATGAAGAAGGTAATAGAACTTACAATCCACTTGAAGTTAGAGTTCCTAGAATAGAATTTGTAAGTTGTTGGGATTTTTATCCTGACCCCGGAGCTACTAATATGGATGAATGTGAATATGTTATTCATAGGCATAAAATGAATCGTAGTCAATTAAGACAATTAAGAAATATGCCTTATTTTGATGAAGAAGCAATACGAAATGCAATTCAAATGGGTGCTAACTATATTGAAAAAGATTTTGAAAGCCAATTAAAAGATGATGTAAGAACTGATGAAGATTATAGCAGCAGTTTTGAAATTTTAGAATATTGGGGAATTATGGATGCAGAGTATGCTAGAGAAGTAGGTGTAGAACTAGATGATTCAATAGATGATTTAGATGAAGTTCAAGTAAATATATGGACTTGTGGACATTATTTATTAAGAGCTGTAGTAAATCCGTTTACTCCTTATAGAATACCTTATCATTCTTTTCCATATGAAAGAAATCCATATAACTTTTTTGGTATTGGTGTAGCAGAAAACATGGATGATAGTCAACAAATTATGAATGGTCATGCAAGAATGGCTGTAGATAATTTAGCAATGGCTGGTTCTTTAGTATTTGATGTAGATGAGTCTGCTTTAGTTGGTGGGCAATCAATGGAAATATATCCGGGTAAAATATTTAGAAGACAAGCAGGAATGCCCGGACAGTCTATACATGGTTTAAAGTTTCCTAATACAGCCCCAGAAAATATGATGATGTTTGACAAGTTTAGACAACTTGCAGATGAACAAACTGGAATACCAAGTTACTCACATGGACAAACAGGAGTACAAAGTATGACAAGAACTGCTTCAGGTATGTCAATGTTACTTGGAGCATCTAGTTTAAATATTAAAACTGTTGTTAAGAATCTTGATGACTTTTTATTAAGACCACTTGGAGAATCTTACTTTCAATGGAATATGCAATTTCATGAAGGTAACTTAGATATTGAAGGTGATTTAGAAGTTAAAGCTACTGGAACAAATAGCTTAATGCAAAAAGAAGTACGAAGTCAAAGATTGACTATGTTCTTACAAACTGCACAAAGTCCAGCTATTGCTCCCTTTGTTAAGATTTCTAAACTCGTAAGTGAACTTGCTTATAGCTTAGATTTAGACCCTGATGAAATACTCAATGACCCTGAAGAAGCAGCTATTATGGCACAAATAATAGGAATGCAAAATGTTGGACAAACAAATGGCGAAGAAACTCAACCCACTAGTCAACAGCCCCCAATGGGAAGCGTTCAAGGAGTACCTACAGGTCCTCAAGAACTTGGACCTACAGGGACTGGTGGTGGCAACATCGGAACAGGAGATGTACCGATTCCAGGGGAAGATAGCTTCTCTGGTACGCTTAGAACAACTGGACCTACAAGTTAAAGAGGCAATAACAAGAAAAAAGGAGATATAAATGTTAGACATATTAGACACAATTTTAAAAATAGTAGGAGTAGTACCTTGGATAGTTTCAATCTGTTCAATGATTGCTGCTTTAACACCAACGCCACACGATGATAATCTTATAAGTAAAGCTTATAAAGTTATTGATTGGTTTGCATTAAATATAGGAAAAGCAAAGGAGAAATAATATGGCAGGACCATTAGCAGTAATACCTGCAGCAACAATTGCAGTAGCAGGAAACATGATTTTAAGAGGTGGACTTACTTACGCAACTAAAAAATATGGACCAGCAGTTATAAAGCAAGTTCAAAAATCACCACAGTTTAAAAAAATGCAAAAGAAATTTAATGATAAAGTAGTTAAAAAGTTTAAAAAAGATAAAGATAAAAAACCTGATGAAAAATATAAAATGCCTGATGAAGAAAAAGCTTTAAATAAAGATAGCTATAGAAGAAGTGCAGAATCAAATAAAGTAAAAAGAAGAAATGAAAAACTACAAGAAGAAGCTGATGAAATTGAAAGAATTTTAGATTTAGATAATCCTCCGGTAGATGAAGTACCTTTAAGATTTGATATGAATAGAGGTGGTTTGTTAGATGATGATAGAATAATGTACAAAGAAGGTGGTCCGGGTATAGAAGCTCTTAGAAAAGAAGCACCTGAAGTAGTATCTAGAATGGGTTATCAAGAAGGTGGTTCTATGGATAATCAAATGGAAATGGCTATGGAAATGTCTATGGAATCAGATGATAACATGGAAAACAATTATACAGATTTTATAATGGCAGAAGCATTAAGTGAAGAAGAAGAAGATATGCTAATGTCTAAATTAGAACAAGATGAACAGCTACAAATGTTATTTGATAAAGTAATAGATGTAGCACAAGAATTTGCTGGGTCTGGTCCTGTTGATGGACCGGGTTCAGGAGTCTCTGACAGTATACCTGCAAGGTTATCTGATGGAGAATTTGTCTTTACTGCAAAAGCTACAGAAGAAATCGGAGAAGACACTTTAATGTCTATGATGAAAGAAGCTGAAAGTAATGCAGATATGAGACAACCAGCTCAGATGGGAGGTGTAATGGATAAAAACAATCCTAATCCTTTAGGAGTACAAGGTTCTATTCTCGACAATAGAGAAGATGACTATACTAATCCTATGGAACAACCACCTATTCGTGGAGCTGGATATGGAAGATAAAGCTACCCTATTAGCGTAGGCACTTTATCAAATTAAGAACCGAAAGGCTACCTTTACAATACAAGCCCTCTAGTCGACATAGAGCTACCTTGTAACCGAAGCCCCAATTAGGAGAAAAGAAAATGACTAATAAAGTCCAAAAAGAGGAAACGCCAAATCCTTATAATTTAAAAAAACCTTGGCACGAAGGAGAAGATAAACCTTTTGTATCATCACAAAGCCTTTATTTTGAAGAGCCTTCTGAAAAGAATAAACTTTTCAAAACAGATGACATAACTGAAGTGGAAGCTGAAGGAAGTGTTAATACTGATAAATTGGAACTTAATGAGGATAAACCTTATAAAAGACCAAATTATAAAAAGCGTTATGATGATTTAAAAAAACATTATGATAGTAAACTTAATGAGTTTAAAACTAGAGAACAAGAGTTAATAGATGAAGCTACTAAAAATAGAACAAACTACAAAGCTCCTAAATCTGAAGAAGAACTAGAAGAGTTTAAAAATAACTATCCTGATGTATACGAAGTTGTAGAAACTGTTGCTCATATGCAATCGGAGTCTAAAGCAAAAGTTCTAGAAGAACGCCTTAGTAAACTCCAAGAAAGAGAGAATCAGTTAGTACGACAAGATGCAGAACAAAGGTTAAATGAAAAACATCCTGATTTTGAAGATATCAGAAATAGTGATGACTTTCATACTTGGGCAAAAGAGCAACCTAAGTCTATCCAAGATTGGATATACTCAAATGCTAGTGATGCCGATTTAGCTTCTCGTGCTTTAGATTTATTTAAAAAAGATTTTGGTATAGAACCTACAAAGACTAAGTCAAATTCTAAACCGACCAGACACTCTGCTGCAGATATGGTTTCCACTAAAACAACAAGTGTAGAACCAAAGCAGGAGAAAATATGGTCAGAAAGGGAGATTGCTGCATTAAGTATGGCAGAATTTGATAAATACGAAAAGGAAATATCAGATGCTATGCAAGAAGGCAGAATCACAAAGTAACTATATAACTTAAAGGAGATGTATCATGGCTCAATTTTTTGAACCCTCAACCGATACAAATGCTAACTTTGCTAACTCCGTAAGTGGACAAACCAATAGTTTCTTCTTACCTTCGGTTTACTCTAAAAAGGTTTTAAACTTCTTTAGAAAAGCCTCGGTAGTTGAAGCTATCACCAACACAGATTATGCTGGTGAAATTTCCTCTTATGGAGACTCAGTAAAGATTATAAAAGAACCTGTAATTTCTGTGTCTGATTACACAAGAAATACAGATACTACTGAAACTAGACTAACAGACCAAGAAATATCTTTAGTTGTTGATAGTGCTAAAGCTTTCAAATTCATCGTAGATGATATTGAAACTAACATGTCACATGTCAACTTCAAAGAGGTAGCTTCTTCAAGTGCTGCATATGCATTGAAAGATTCATATGATGCTGCTGTTATTGCTACTATGTTCTCAGGAGTTTCATCTTCATCACCAGACCATGTGTTAGGTGCTGATAATGCTACAGACTTAGGTGCTGGAGTATATGATGGAACTGGTAACATAGACTTAGGTGTATCTGGCGAAACAGACCCTCTAGACCTTATGGCTAGAATGGCAAGACTTTTAGATGAACAAAATGTACCTGAAGAAGGTAGATGGTTTGTCGGAAGTCCTGACTTCTACGAAGTATTAGGTCAATCAGCTTCTAAATTGTTATCTGTAGACTTCAACGCAGGTCAAGGTTCAATTAGAAACGGATTAGTTTCAAGTGGTAAACTAAGAGGATTTGATATGTACAAGTCAAACAATATTGCTGCAACATCTAATGCTGCTGGTAAATGTTTAGCTGGTCATATCAGTTCTACTGCAACTGCTAATACTATTCTCTCAACAGAAGTGTTAAGAGACCCAACATCGTTTGGTGATATAGTAAGAGGCTTACATGTCTATGGTGCGAAAGTACTTAGAAGTGAAGCTTTAGTAAGTGCATTTTATGGCATTGATTAATATCAATACGGGGGAGGCTTCGGTCTCCTCCATTTTTTAGGAAAGAATATGAAAGTTAAAGCACCTAAAGGCTATCATTGGATGAAACAAAAAAATGGTAGTTTTAAATTAATGAAACACACAGGAAAGTTTGTCAAGCATACAGGTGCTAGTTTAACAGCAAACTTTGCAATACAAAAACAACATAAAAAATAATGGCTACAACATATTTAGATTTAACTAACGAAGTTCTTAGAGAACTAAATGAAATACCTTTAACCTCTGCAAACTTTGCAAACGCAATAGGGTTACAGAAATTTGTTAAAGATGCAGTTAATAAATCTATATTTGATATAGCTAATGCAGAACCACAATTACCTTTTTTTAGTGCAGGTGTTAGTGGTAGTACAGACCCTTTCTATGGTAATGTAACAGTAGCAAGTGTAGCAGGACAAAGATGGTATACTTTAAAAGCTGATAGTTCTAGTATAACTACAGATTATGCATCTGTAGATTGGGATGATTTTTATTTAACAACAATAAATGTAAGTGGTGAGTCAAGCCCTTATGTTTCTAAAGGATTAAAATTTTTAACATTAGATGATTGGAAAAGATATTATAGAGATAGTGAAAATTCAGATGATGCTAATTCAACCCACGCTGAACCAATACATGTTATTAAGTCTCCAGATAGCAGGAAATTTGGGTTAAGCCCAATACCTGATAAAGTTTATAATGTACATTTTTATGCATTTACAAAGCCAACAGCTTTAGATGCTCATGGAGATACTATGGTATTACCAGAACAATATAGTAATATTATAACTTCAAGAACTAGATATTATGTATGGCAGTTTAAAGAAAGTCCACAACAAGCTATGATGGCATTAGAAGATTACAGAAAAGGAATGAAACAAATGAAATCAAATCTTATGAATCCTACTCCAAAATATATGACAGATGATAGGACATACTTTTAATGGCTAGAAGTCAACCATATACAGTAGCATGTGAAGGAGGATTAGTTACAGCATCTAATCAAATTGATTTATTGCGTAGACCCGGAGTAGCTACTGAATTAGAAAATTTTGAAGTTTCTATAGAAGGTGGTTATAGAAGAATTAATGGATTTACAAAATTTGGTGCAGGTAGTTCTGTACAACCAACAGGAGGTTCTACTGCAATACTAGGAGTATTTCCTTATGCAGATGGAGTAATTGTTACTGCTGGTACAAATATTTATTTTAGTAATACAGGAACAAGTTGGGTACAAATAAATAGAAGTTCTGTTTCTGGTAGTGGAGATAACTATTCAACTTTTACAGGTAGAAGTACATTAACAAGAACTTCACAAGGGCAATGTCAATTTACATTATTTGATGGTGCTACATTTAATTATGGTCAAGTTATTATATCTGATGGAGCTAATAAACCTTATGCATTTAGAATGGAAGGAACAGGTAGTATTAGTGATAGAACATTTTTTGCAGAAGAAATAACTGTATCAAGTACTAAAGGTGTTAAATATATTACAGTTCATGATAAACATTTAATAGCTGCTGGAGTTGAAGATAACTTAAATACAATTTATTATAGTGGTACATTAGACCCTACAGATTTTACAAGTACTGGTTCAGGTAATATTGTATTAGAGGACCAGATAGAAGGAATTAAAGGATTCCGTAATGAATTATATATATTTTGTACAAACAGTATATTTAAATTAATAAATATAAATGATGCAAGTAATGTAGCTATAGTACCTGTAACAAAAAATGTTGGATGTTTAAGTGGTTATAGTATTCAAGAAATAGGTGGTGATTTAATATTTTTAGCACCAGATGGAATAAGAACAGTTGCTGGTACTGCAAGAATTGGAGATATTGAACTAGGTACAGTTAGTAAAGCAATACAACCAGAATTAACTACATTAGCACAAAGTATTAATAATTTTAGAATTACAAGTGTAGTAATTAGAGAAAAATCACAATACAGATTATTTTATAGTAATCTTAGTACAGCAGCATCAGGACAAAAAGGAATAATAGGAACATTAAGACAAAATGGATTTGAATGGTCTCAAACAAAAGGATTAGAAGTAACAGAAATAGGTTCTGGATTTAATTCAAATGGTGTAGAAAAATACTATCATGGTAATAATACAGGTTATATATATGTACATGATTCAGGAGATGATTTTGATGGTACTGCAATTTTAGCAAGATATGCTACACCTGATTATGATTATGGAGATTTAGGAACTTTAAAAACTTTACATTATGTAAGAGTTTCTGCTTCGGCTGAAGGAGTAGTAGAACCAGATATACAAGTTAGGTTTGATTATGGTAGTACAGATATACCTCAACCACCAACTTTATTTGATTTAGGAACAATAAATCCACCTTCAGAATTTAATAGTGCTGTATTTGGCACAAATGTATTTGGAGGAACTGCTTCTCCAATGATAAGAGTTCCGTTACAAGGAAGTGGAACAAGCAACAATTTTACTGTGATTTCAAACGATACAAAATCACCTTATAAAATAAATGGGTTATATGTAGATTATATACCTTCAGGTAGGAGATAAAAACAATGGCAGGTTATATTAGACAAAGTACTTTAGCAGATGGCGATACTATTACTGCTGCTTTATTTAACAATGAATACAATCAGTTACTTAATGCATTTCATAATAGTACAGGACATAAACATGATGGTACAACAGCAGAAGGACCAGTAATAGGAATTATTGGTGATGCAGGAGAAACTTCTCCAAATAACAAAGTTTTAATAGATACATCAAATAATTATATTGAATTTTATGTAGAAGTATCAAGTAGCTCAGTACAACAATTATATATAGCTGATGGAGCTATTGTTCCTGTTACTGATAATGATATTGATTTAGGTACGAGTTCTTTAGAATTTAAAGATTTATATATAGATGGTACAGCATATGTAGATGCTATAAACTTTAATGGTACAGCAATTACATCAACTGCTGCTGAACTAAACATATTAGATGGAGTAACATCCACAGCAGCCGAGCTTAATATTCTTGATGGAGTAACTGCGACTACAGCAGAATTGAATATTATGGATGGGGTTACTGCAACCACAGCAGAGTTAAACATTATGGATGGCGTAACTGCAACTACTGCTGAATTAAAT